GAAACAGCCAAGCGTAAGCCACAGTATTTCGGTGGGCTTGGCAGAGGCAATGGAGGTGAGCATGAGTAAGCTATCTGAGTACTTTGGAGAAGGTGAATTTGATGGCCGCTGGGCGTATGTTCATGCACTGTCGTACAATAAATACGCAGCACAAGCTGTCACAGATGGTGGACATACAGAGTTCCGGCTAGGCGAGTTCCCGACAGAGGAACAGGCAGAAAATGCCGCAGAAAATTATGTGATGGGGAAAATGTAATGAAGACAATCCTCACATGCTGGATGGAGACAGACCCAGCCAAAGACCCATTCATGGACAACGTAGTGCGGCTGGCTTGTATGACTTGCATTGCGTGGATGATGTACCATGCCTTCAACGGAATCATGGAAAGGATATACTGCTGATGAAAGACATACGAGTAGAGATGACAGACGAAACAGAAGCTGGTCTTCAAAAAAAGGTTGACTTATATTTCAAGGGGTGGCATCCTCTTGGATATGGAACGAGGCTAGTTAGCCCAGTCAAGTACGACGAAGAACGGCAGTTTTGGGTAGCCGTAATTACCCGACACACATCTTGTGATTAAGGAGAATGACAATGAACATTACACATGACAACCGACTACAGTTGCTACAGGCACACAATGACTTGAAGGATATCTTGCAGACTATCTTTGACTGCCAAGACCTGTGGATGTCTGATGTAGGCAAGCTGGAGCGTATACAGTGTGACCTGCACCGCATCTTCAAGTTTGTACCCAAAGAAGATGACAATGGTATGCGTATGCACTACGCAGACTGGGTGCTGGCAGAAGAAGATACTGACTAACTTGACAACCTAACCTGTTTTTTGTATAACAGGGTATCACTTGGCTATGAAAGGAGACAAATCATGCCTTTGGATTTTACAGCAGAAGACCTCATCCCCGATCACCTGCGCTTTGACGTAGAGTTTGAGCCTACGAAGTTTCAGGGTAAAAAATATGTCATCAATGGCGAGACCCAAGACTATCTTGGTGTTGTCGGTGATTCGTTCCGTTGTGCCAGCCATTCCGACTTCTTCATGGGTGTGCATGACACTATGACTGAGCAACTTGGAAATGACGCATGTGACAACATGAACATCAAGTGGCGCACGGCGCGTAACAATGCGTGGGCCATGATGGACATGACTCTGCCTGAGATCACTGCCCCTGTCGTGTCTGACGCGCACCGGACTACTATCGCACCGCGTATCATCGCGTTGCACGGTATCGACGGTTCGTGTTCCAATATGGTGTTCTTCGGTGCTATCGACTTCTTCTGCACCAACGGACTCATCTTGGGTGATTGGGACAAGGTACGTCGCAAGAACACCTCCGGCTTCGATATGTCTTTGTTTATCAAAGAGTTGAACGAGTCTGTTACCATGTTCTATACCTCTGCTGACAAGTTTCAGCATTGGGCAGAGATTGGTCTTGGCGGTGTCAACGTACGTGATTTGCTCAAGAGCATTATCAAGACTGACAGCAAGGCGGACAAGATGTTCAATCTGTACAACAAAGAAGCGTATCAGCGTGGTAAGAATGTGTGGGCTTTGTATTCTGCCTTCACCAACTACTCTAGCCACAACAACGATAACGGTTTCTCTCTTCGCAACACTGGTAATGATACTGCAGCACAGACCATGTGGCTCCGTGAGCAGGAAGTTTCCAAGTGGGTCAGCACTCCTGAGTTCCGCTCTCTGGTGGCCGCATGATTACGCGAGAGTCCGCTGTGGGCATGATGGTTGGACTAGCAGTAGGTGATGCTCTCGGCGCACCTCTGGAGTTCACCGAAGCCCGAATCAAACCTGACTACATCACCCGTTTCGCGACGGGTGGTGTACACGACATGTCGCTTGGCGAATGGACTGACGACACGGCTATGGCTTTGGCTATGGCACGTTCACTTGTAGAAACAAATGGTAGATTCAATGCACGTGGCGTCATGCGTAAGTTTGTTGAGTGGTATAGTGATGGCAAACATATCCCTCGTGGTGTATGCTTTGACATTGGCGGCACAACACAGAAAGCGTTGAGCGACTGGATGAGTGGTTCAAACACTCCTTATTGTGGTGTGGATACGCCAAAGAGTGCCGGTAATGGTGCGCTGATGCGTATGGCACCTGTCATTATTGCATCCAAGACGCCATCTCGTGCCATCGAACTGGCTGTGCAGCAGACATTACTTACACATGCTCACCCTGAGTGTGTTGAGTACAGCCGTATGTTTGCCGAAGAACTGTGGTACGGCAATGCACTGTCAAAATATCAACACAAGAAGCTGCCAGTTGACTTTGACAGGTCTCGTGTTATGTCTGGTGGTTATGTTGTCGAGACGTACCAATGTGCCATGTGGGCGTTCCAAACCACGGACAACTTTGAGGATTGTGTCATTGAAGCAATCAACAGGGGTCATGACAGCGACACTGTGGGTGCCGTTGCTGGTATGATCGCTGGTGCTAAGTATGGTCACAGACGTATACCTGACCACTTCAAAGAGAAGCTACTGTGGCATGACACGCTAGTGGACACTGCGCTTGCCCTGTTTGATAGGAGACAATAATGTCAATCATTGACAAAATGCTCTTACAAGAACTTGTAGACGATTACTATAAGTCTTTTGATTACAGCAAGTTACGAGACGAAAGTAAGAAACAGTATGAATACTTTCTGACCGTCATGCTTGACACAAAGGTGGAGGGGAAATCCCTCCGCCGACACACTTTGTCACAAGCTACCACACGTGTAGCAAAAACTGCATACAACCAGTGGTGTGACAAAGGTGTACAGATGGCAAACCACATCATGTCTGTGACTAGAGTTGTGTTCAACCACGGTCTGCGTGAGGAACTGTGCATGCTAAATCCCTTCGCAAACATCCGTAAGAGGCCCGTAGAGCGGCGTAAGACGGTTTGGAGTAGGGAGGATGTCACTAAGTTTCTAGACGCCGCGTACGGCGATTTTAGCACCCGTAACATTGGACTGATCGCACAGATGGCATACGAATGGTGCCAACGGTTAGGTGACATGCGTGTGTTACAATGGAGCAACATTGATTTTGCCTCGCAGACAGTGATGATAGAGCAATCTAAGCGTCGTGCAGACGTACACCTACCTATATCCGATGATCTATGTGACATGTTGACGCAGCAAGAGAATGACTTTGGATTTCAACCCTACGTTGCACCACGTCCATACCCCATACAGGGTGAGTACAGGCCGTATTCTTTGCACAAGCTGCCGCGCTTTGCACGAAAGATCATGGATGATGCTGGTCTATCCAAAGAACTGCGTCTATCTGACCTGCGACGAACCGGCACAACAGAAATGGTAGAGGCTGGTGTTGGATTGGCACAGATTATGTCGGTTACAGGACATGCTAATCCCGCTTCGGTGAAGCCGTACTTGAAAAATACACTGACAAGTGCAAATTATGCATTGACGGAACGAAATCGCCATGCTAAAAGCATTTCAAGTGCCGCAGAGAAAGAGGATATACATGAATAGTATATATAACACTGTAAGTGAATTAGATATTCCTAACGGAGAGACACGGAGAATGAATTGTCCTAACTGTGGTGGTCATAAGACATTCACAGTGACAAACAACATGGGTTCTCTCGTGTGGAACTGTTATAAGGCTTCTTGTTCTGTAAAAGGTGGTACTCGTGTGCATCTATCTGCTGATGATATTCGTCAGGGATTCTCCGGTGCTGATGAATTTGCTGCGCAGGACACATTCGTGATGCCTGAGTACATTGTGTCTCGTAACTATGATATGGCTGAGATTGTTATGGAATTATATGGTTTGGACGCAGAAGAACTTGGTCTGTTGTACGATGTGAAGGAGAACCGCATGGTATTTCCTATTGTGCATGAAGGCCGTATTGTTGATGCCACTGGCCGGTCATTGGGTAAGCGTCTACCTAAATGGCGTCGGTACGGAAAAAGTGGCTTGCCATACAGCTACGGTCATGGTACTGTAGCTGTGGTTGTTGAGGACTGCCTGAGTGCCGCCGTTGTTGGTGGTGATGTATTCGTTGGGGTTGCTGTGTTGGGTACGTCATTGCAAGAATCGCACAAGAGGTATCTCTCGCAGTTCTCAACAGCCGTTATTGCATTAGACCCCGATGCACTTCCCAAGACCTTGGCCGCTGCCAAAGAACTACGAGGGCACGTGAAAGATGTACGTGTCCTCCGCTTGACAGACGATTTGAAGTATCGTAACCCAACAGACATCGAAAGATTGACCAACATAGGAGCGGAATATGGAACTATCACTAATACGTAGCCTGATGGACAAAGAGTTCTACGATGACCATCGTGGCGCAAAGTGTCCTGACCGGCTGTTCAGCAAGGATGTTCGTAAGATCAAAGCCACTATCGATGTGGCTATGGATAAGTACGAACGTACCGTGTTGCCTGATGAGATTGAGGCGTTGTTCATGTCGAACAATCCTACACTCACTACTGCACAGAAGACTGCTTTCTCTTCCTTGTTCAAGCAGATCAAGAACGAGAAGCCTATGGGTAATGACATTGCACAGGAGGTGCTGTCCAAGCTGTTCCAGCAGGTCATTGGTGAGGACATTGCGAATCTGGGCTTTGACTATGTGAATGGCGATAAGACAAGTCTTGAGCCTCTTCGCATGTTGTTAGAGCAGTACGGAGATGACTTCACACCCAATCTCAATATTGAGTGGGAAGACATCGAACTTGAGACACTCATGAGCAAAGCTGATCTTGAAGCACGTTGGACATTCAACATTGCGTCTCTTTGCCGTCAGGTTGAAGGCGTTAATGGCGGTCATCTTGTTGAGATCGGCGCACGGCCCAACACCGGAAAGACATCATTCCATGCCAGCTTAATCGCGGCACCGGGCGGCTTTGCGCATCAGGGGGCTAACTGCATTATACTCTGTAACGAAGAGGGGTATCACCGTGTAGGTGCGCGATACCTCACAGCAGCTACAGGTATGACGATGCGTCAGATCAAGGATAATCCGAGCAAGGCTCGTGATCTGTATGCCCCTGTCAAAGAACGCATCAAGATCAAGGATGCTACTGGCAGGAACATGGCGTGGGTTGAGTCTGTATGTAAGTCCTACAAGCCTGATGTTGTTCTTCTGGACATGGGTGACAAGTTCGCCACGACAGGTGGTTTCGCTCGTACTGACGAGGCTCTCAAGGCCAATGCCATCCATGCACGTATGATTGCGAAAGAATACGACTGCGTTGTATTCTACATGTCGCAGCTATCTGCAGAGGCGGAAGGAAAGGTTCTTCTCAATCAGTCAATGATGGAAGGCTCTCGTACCGGTAAGGCAGCGGAAGCTGATCTCATGATTATGATTGCGAAGAACCCAATGACCAGCGGCGACACTTCGTCGCAGATCGAAGAAGACCCACAGCGGCATCTGAACGTCGTCAAGAACAAGCTGTCAGGCTGGCACGGCGTAGCGGATTGTGAATTGGAATATCAAACAGCGAGGTATACATCGATATGATAGAATCTTT